ACGTTCTGTTGTTTTGACGACAACATCTCCTATATTTGATTCAACAGCCATTCTAAACATATTGTTCCTTTAAGTTACAGGCATACTATATTGTCCTGAACGGTAAGTGTCTTGTTGTAATTTACCGTCACCAAGGTTCTTTAATAGAGTTATAGCTTGTAAGTACATATTATTGTAGAGCTGTACCAAATCTGGCTCACCTTTCATAAACCGAATTGCTTCTACTAAGGCACCGTTTAATAAGGCGGAATCAAAGTTTTCACCTAACCAAGGTAATGTGCTTGCTGTAACAATAGATTCTGGGTAATACCCGTAATGCAGCTCCATCGTGTACCCACTATCCGGTGTTGGCCCTAGAATAAAAGCCGAATCATCGAATATAGCGTAATGCTTAGGGAGTCCTGTAGATGTGGGCGTAGGGTATGCCTCCCTAATGAAATTAACATCTTTATTTAAAAGATAGGTAAACACTCCACTAGCACTAGTCACGGCTAAACTATAGGTATAGAGAAAATCTGTAGGTACTGATAAGTACTTATTGCCCGAGGTTAGCGTCCCTGTTACATTTTTACGGAGTGAGGGAAGCTGTACAGTGTTATAAATAGCCTGTTCAGCCTGTTGAGTAAACATAGCGAGCTGGTCACTTGTGAATGAAGTCTCACAAATGTCTTCTATGTTAGCCGTCAACTGGGCATAGGTCATACTCATGCAAGCGTACCACGTACCATCGTGCCTTTAGTTGCAGCACCTGCGCCGCGCATTTTAATGCCAGAAGTTTTTACACCGCTCATATCAGTCTTAGGTGCTCCTTTAACAGGCTGTACACCTTTATCTTTATGAACCTTTACTTCTTCCATATCAAATACATTCATTCTATGCTCCTACGAAGTCGTTACTGTTACTGTTCCTACTTCACCTGTTCCTACTAAATCATTAGGAGTAAGGTCAAATGGATCTCGTCCTACACCCACTGGATTCCATCCCCATTGAGTATCTCTACTTTCTGTTAACTCTGCACTATCTGAACGTGGATCTCGTATTGCTTGCGGATCATTAACAGGAAAATCACCTAATCTTAACTGTGGTTGGTCTGGGTTCCAACATTCAGGACACGCTTTTATGTGCGTATTTTTGCCCTTCTCAATTAAGTCTTTAAGCTCTCTTAACTTGTATTGGAATCCGCAAACATCACAAATCCCTAATGCTTTTCGGGCTGATGCAAAACGGTTCGCCATAACTAAACATACCCGATACGAGGAACAAATCTAGCAGAAGTTTTTTCTCTATCTTCTCCTGCTGCCAGTGCGAACTGTTCTTCATAGATTTCTTTTAACATGGGGACACGCGGCATCAACTCAGGGTCTTTTTGTGAAATGTAATAAGCTAACCCTGCCATCAGACAAGGTAAAAATCGAAAGTTCATGTCTGCGGTTTCTACACCGTTACCTGCGTCCTCTATCCGTCGCATACGCCAATAGTAGAACACATACCCACTTTTATCGGGTACAGGCCAGACATTAATCTTAGGAGTTGTACGAAGGCGTTCTACATAAACCTGTATGGGCCTACCTTCTGATAACTTATTAGGAATAGACGCATAAGTGCTTACACTAATACGGCTTATTGTAAGATCTTGCTGTGTAGTAGCATTTCCTGAGTCTGTACGAATAGTGTGCTCTAGCAAGTCTACCGTATCAGTAGGTAGATCATATTCAGACGTGCCTTCAGTTAACGTGACTGAACCTTCTTCTATAGTCCATAAATTTATCCCTCTATTTTGCCATTCAATAGTCAATAAATTCATAGACCTACGAGCGGTTCGTAAGTCATAACCTGAACGCATTTCACGCCCAGCACGTTCCCACGCTTCTTCCGCTATTTCGGTAAAATCGGGGTTAAATGCAGTTGTACCAGAGGTAGCCATCTACTTCTTAGCTGCTTTCTTAGCGGGTGCTTTCTTAGCAGGCTCTTTCTTAGCGGCTGCTTTTTTAGGTGGCTGTAACTCTTTCAACCTAGCTTTTGCCTCCTCTTCACTCATTAAGTCAGCATCTACAATGGCGTAAGAACCATCTTCCTGCTTAACACCGATCTGAAAGACAGGTGTACCATCTACAAAATTACCATTTTGGTAAACTTCAAATTTATCCATATTGTTCTCCATTAAACATATAGAGTTTTCTTTCTACGTCCCGGCATAACCGCGCCACAACCTCTATGGTTTTCACGTACTTCTTGTAAACCACCATTTTTTGCGGTTCGTACCTTCGCCTTTTTGGTATTAGATACTACCGTTTTTCCTTTAGCTCCTGCTCGTTTCTTTTTACCGGCAGTTGCTGCACGTTCTGCTTTACTTAAAGACTTAGCCTTGGCTAACGGCAAACATCTATCTGGATTCTTTTTATCTGGAGACGTACCACACTCTCCCAGTATAGATCCATCTGTACCTATACGAACCCATTTCTGATCTCGCCATTTTTTCAGCTCACCCATTAGTCTTTTTTACCTTTAGACTTCTTCGCATAGTTAGGGTCTTTACAGTACTTAGACGCTGCCATATTTGCGTAAGCAGAAGGATACGTATCAAAAGTCCTTCTAGCCCAAGCTTTACCTGCATCACATATAGTCCCACCAGTGCTGTAATATCTACGCATTAGTACATCTTAGCAGGTCTTACACCCTTACGAGCTATACCTGCGCCACGGACTTTTTGTTTACCTTTTTTACCCCCAGCAGCGGAACCTTTAGCTTTCATTTTGCCGCCAACAGCATAGCCTTTGGCTTTCATCTTACCCCCAGCCATAGAGCCTTTGGTCTTCATACCACCGCCTTTCATGCCGGGGACTCCACGACCTTTAAGGATATCAGCTTTAGTTATTGACCCATCTTTATTAAGATCAGGAAAATCAGCCTTACCTCCTTTCTTATATCCTTTGGCTTTCATTTTACCGCCAGCAGTACGGCCTTTGGTTTTCATCATACCACCACCAGCTTTACCTTTTGCTTTCATCATGCCGCCATTAGCTCTGCCTTTGGTTTTCATCTTACCACCGGCTTTCATACCTTTGGCTTTCATCGTACCACCGCCAGCCTTAGCATACATTCTAGTAGGCGCATCACTCTTTCCTAATCTTTTCGCCGGTGCAAAATCACTTTTCTTAGGTTTTCTACCCAGCTTATTGCGTTTGTTAAGGTATTTAGTGAGGTCAGACTTTTTGTTAGGGTCTAGGCCAACTTTCTGCATATCTTCTCGTGTTACAGCAGCTTTAGCCTTGCCTGACTTAGACATGAAGGTTTTAGCCATCGTGCCTTTATCTTTGGCTTGTTTCCTAGCTTCGCCAATAGTTCTAGGTAACCCTGTACCTGTACCTTTATCAGCCGATACGTTTGAACGCGCCTCAGACATATTAGTTTTCATGTCAGATTTGGGCGGCTTAACATTAGTTTTAGGCTGACGTTTTACTTTTGTAAAAGCAGGAGCTTCCTTCTCAACCTTTACTGTAGAACCCGCGTCTAACATTCTCCCTCTAGGAGTAGAAGCTTTTTCTCCTCTTCTTTTTTTTCTGCGGATTCTTCTATCCTGTATTCGTTCTCTTAGTCTCATATCTTTACTCCGCGTACAAGTTATTGAACACTTGATTTACATCAAGCGTATAATCTAAATCTGATTTACTGTAATGAACGTGCTGAGATGGTTTAAAATCTGGCGCACCTTCTCCTGTTTCAAACCAAGCTGGATGAGTTACCCTTACTCGATTATTCGGTAAAGCAACGATATTGCCTGTCCACTCTCCTGCATCTAAAAGCTCAAGCACATGGCTCTGCTTATGTTGAGCAGGATCGTCAGCTATCTCGTTATTTGTATAATCTACTGTAAACATATATTTAGCTGGATAAAACTCACTATCTATCTTTGCCAACCAAGGACAAGGCGTTGCCCTATCCAACACGTATACCGAATGGTCTCTTGAACTACAATCCCAAGGCTGTGCAGCCCATACCGGCATCGCTTCAGGCCATTCTTCAAAAGGGGTATCTCCGACCAAGGCGGTAATTGGCATACGCGCCCACATGGCCCCTCCATGTACATTCGATTTCTTTTTGTCGTCATAGGTCTCTGCTCCAGTAAAAATTAACTGAAAACTTAAACACCTTGTCGGCATTGTTGTGACAGCAATCGCCATCGCATGAATAAACTCGCCATGATACTTCTCATGGTTGTGTGTATATTCTTTCCGTACCCAACACTTAAAGTACGGGATGTTACTCTGTAAATACGCCATATTAACATTTCCACCGTCTCCGCGCCTGCCGCAACCTAGAATTAGGGTTTCTAGCCGCTTTAGGGAATTTTTTCATCTGACCCGCAGAGCGAGCACAATAAGACTTTCTTCGTGCTGCTCGTTTACCTTTCGGTTTATCTTCCGTCACAGCAGTCTGTAGCTTACTTCCGGGGTTCTTCCTTCGGTAAGCTGCAACACCTGCTTTAGTCATCCCCGCTCCACTTTCAGTAGAACGAAAATTCTTTTTGTTCCTAGCGGGCATATTATCTGGCTTACGCTCTTTTGCCTTTTTTGCGGCCTTCCTGCGCTTAACCTGCCCGCCAGTTCTATAGTAACTACGCATTTTCTACGAATAAAACAACGTCATAGAGGATAAAGTTGTTTGTCCATACAGCACATAACCACCGCTAATAAACAATATACCGTCATCAGGTATATCAGGATACTGAGTCGTATTGGCTGAAGATACCGTATTAAATTGCATTTTAATTGCACCTGTAGCAGAGGTTTGCCTAAACGTAATAGTTCCAGCCGTACCTGTGTTTACAGCGTATAAGCCACGAAGTCGTAGCCTACCTCTAAAGATAGGAGCAGCAATAGTAGCCGCAGAACCAACTGTTATGGCCCCAGCGGTTGCTGCTGATACAGCAATCTGGCTAATTGTTGCAAAATAACCTGTACTAGTGACAGTAGTAGCATTTGGGCCTGTAACTACTTCTGAAGCAGCAGTGCCTGTTTCATCCGTACCTGTAACAGTAAATGTTTTACCAGACTCATCGCTACCGCCTGTAACAGTAATTTGTCGAGGCTGGTCAAATGTAACCGCCCCGCTATCTGCTAACGCACCGTTTATAGTGAGGTTACCAGCCCCAGATGGAGTCTGTGAAGCACAAACCCCGTCAGCATCTGCCGTAGCGGCCTCTATAAAGGTCGATTGAATGTCAGAAGACATACTTACCTCCTTATGATGCTACGTCGTACCCAGTGATCTCAATAAGGAAACGTCCCGCTGTATAAGCAGCATGACCTGTGCCTTGTCCTACTAAATACAAATACTGATCTGCTGCGATGTCTCCACCAGCAACCATAGTACCTGCGGAAGCAGCACCTGCATTGATAATCTGAGTTTCAGTTAAGTCACCGATTGCTGTGTCATTAACACCTGTGCCTTCAGTAGCAGAATATAGATCTATGTCTGTGCCACCACCAGCAGGAGTTTCTAAACAAGTCATGGTTACACCAAATACAGTGCCTTGATTAGCAGTAGTGACCTGCCCAATAAAGGCAACGCCGTCGCCGTCTTTACCAATAATATCACCAGCAGTTCCACCGTCTCGCAAACCTGTAAGATCAATCATAATTGTTGTCTTAACAATGTTGACGTTCGTATCGACATCACTCTTTAGGCGGTTAACCTGAGTGACATATACCGCAGCGGTGCCTTCA